TTGATCTTCTTAGTCATTGAAATCCTCTAGTGATTGCCTGTGTTGAGTTGTAGAGATTGTCTATGTCTCCGAGATAGCCATCACAGGCGTGGTCCTCGTCATTGGGACAACTACCACCGCAATAGCGACATGGTTCTTGTTGTTCAGTGTCAGACATTAAACTCTCTATGTCGTTGCAGAACTCAAGGAGTTTGCACTCAATGCCTTCAATCCGATCGACTATGTATCTCGGAGCATCTACATTTCGCAGTAGGTCAGAGATACGACCGAGCTGAATCATTGCCTCACAAGTTTCATTGAATCGATCAGCACTGTTCACTGTTCCGCTCTCCTTTCGTCGTAAAGTTTCCATGCTTGATCTGGCGTGGGGTCAGGAACTATGTGGATCAGTTGTTCATTGACAGATGCAATCCCTGACCATTTAGCAATAGCTTCGGACAGATCTTTTGCATAGATGTGAGTGAACTCACGCCTATGTTTAGGACCATCGAACCAGAGATAATACAGAGCGAGAAAGCGATTCATGATCTACCTAAGAATGCATTGATGAGTACAAGTAAAAGAAACAACAACCAAGCAAACAATCGGCGCATCAATCTTCCTCGGGTGAGTGATTCTCAAGAAACCAATCCTTCACGTTCTTATGAACATGACACTGGCACTCTGTGTATGTATCGAATGAAAGCTTGGTCTGAGGATTAGTGGGAGGCATATTGTCCCACATCATGTAGAACATACCACTGTATGGGCACTTGACAAGCACGCCCACACGTAAATCACCTTCACCGATTGGATCAGTTAGGTATACATACTTATATGCTTTGTGTTTGACGTAGCTCGCAGGTTCGACGAAGTCAACATCAATAGTGAGTGGAAGTGTCATGATCAGTCCTCCCATTCCGTGGGGTGATACTCAACGTGATAAGTCACAGCGATTGAATCCTCGCGTTGATTCTTCTCAGCCCGAGCCACATTGAATGTGTTACACATATCTAATGCGAGATGAAAATCATCGGCTGAGTTATACCAACCTCGGGAAGGTTTACGCCCGAAGTCATGGTGAACAGTTTGAATGATGTTGTACATGATCACTGAAAGGTGAAAGAACCGCAGAAGGGAATGTGTGTAACTTGGTTATCTTTGCCTAGGAAAGTAGTAACAAACCACTCGCCACGTTTCTGATATACAGACTCACCCTCCACACAATGCTCGCGGATGATTGCATTTAGCCGTGACTTCGTAGTCTTTGTCCGACGACCAGCGTCTGTAACTGTGACGAAGTTATCACCAATGGTGGCGATGTGGTTGCCGTATAGATATACACGAGAGTGACCAGATTCTTGGTCGAAAGTAACCTCAGTGTTCGCAAGTTTCCAGTTCTTGGAATCACTGATGGCGTTGTTCATAAGGATTTCGATGTTACGCATGTTTGGAATGAACGTAGAACAAAGGATGAGAGACTGAGTCCCTCAGTAAGGCACTATGAATGTTAGTGACTTAGTGAGAGCTTCATGATCAAAAATGATCTATTGAATAAACAATGAAGACTGAACTATCCCTAGGGTATGTAAGATCTACACCCCCCAGGGAAGAAGTCCAGCTTACTTAGTGAAACTAAAAATGGTGCATGTAAAGCACACAGTAATACTATGTAAGGGGGGATCTCCCCGTATTTGTACCTAACCGTAAAGCGAACCGGTTCGTTCGATGATTACCCTACTAGGGTCCACCGTACTGTTAGATAACTAAGCCTGTAGATACCAAGGGCCTTACTGCGGGCACTAAGTTAATCAAGGAGCGAAAGCCGTATTAAGGCAGCTCCGGATACCTAGCGGGACGTGGGCGTTAGTCGAAGTTCCGACTCCACGTCTCTGGCTACCCTGACACTGGGGGGATTGATACCTCAGATCCAGGTGATAACTAAAGCTAGCAAGGGAAGAGCAGAGCTCACCGCTTGGTTCGATAGTGATCGTTGGAACTGTTGGCTGATGATGTGTTGACTGTAACCGCAGAAACTGCCGAAAGTGGTAGGAACTTGTGACAGTTTGGCGGCTGGTTTGTCGTCGGTGCTGATCACTAATGGATCGCTCTCCCTTCGACACCATTAAGTAGATCATGAATCGACACCGAATAGTTGGAATGGTGTGCGGTTTCTCGATTGTCACAGTCTTCTTGATTTGATTCTTAGTTATCGAGAGCTGATCTAATTAAAAAAAAGAAACGCGCACCCGCCCACGCGCGTATATAGCACACAGGCGTGGATGATATTTACATTCTGTCATTCAAGTCAGACTAGGGCTTCACATGTGTACCCATAATGTATATTTATCTGACCCCGCAATCCGGCCTTTTTTTACTTATTTGACATACACGTCGGCACGGGCGAGAAGGGTCTAGGTATCTTGCGGGTATTTTGGGGTCAAATCGTCTGGAGTAGCAATATAATAACAGGCGCAGAAAAAAATTCGGTACGTAATGTGGTACGTAAAAAGTTTTTCCGAGCGTGGGCACGAGCACTTGGGCAAAAGGCGTCCACATGCAGTCGTGAAGCTGATCAAGTTGCGTTAATACGCACAGTTATTTTTTTGAGTTACTTGATTACTAACTGCTTTATCATTGCCGGTGTAATTAGACATTGGAATTAGACTGTTAACAAAGGGCTAGTTAGATGCTTTCGACTGAAGTACGCAAGAAAGCTGAATTTATTTGTTCCAGAATCGCAGAAAGAGCAGAAGTTCCGGTTTCAGACATGATCTGGATCCAGAAATGGGCAAAAAGCAACCACAGTGTCGAAGCGATGCTTCGTAGAGCCCGTCGAAGGTCACTGAGGGGAGATCAACCAGCCGAAGGGTTAGACCGTTTTCTTGAAGATATGGACTTAGGTGATCCAGATCCTACTGAACACTTATCTGGATCACAGACTCCTGTAGAACTCGCTGAGTGGTTTGCCAACAAGAAGAAATGGTTTGTCGACGATGAAGGCTGTAGAGACTAACTGTATACTTACAGCGTCTTAGCGGATGCCACGTGGCGGAAAATAAAAAAACGTGTGAGTGCAGGCCATTTGAATATTATTCGTGTGATGATTTTTTTACGGATAAAGAACTTTCTGAGATTTGGCAGGAGATATATATGGCTTTTGAGAACGGTTGGTTCGTACATGACGAAAAATCTTCTGCCAAAAACTACGAAGGTGAAGTTAAATCCTTTCGGTTTGCTTACTGGCCTAATGAAATACCGACTTGGAGCGGAAAGAATTCAGCGATCATGAAACATGTATCAAAAATTTTTGGAGAGCATCAATCGAAATATTCAGATAGTTGTTTTGCAGCCAGAAGCATAGATGCGTGCCACAGACACAACTGCGTTGTTAATTACTACCACGATCACGGCATTTATAACCCGCATATGGACGATGCGATCCACACGGCAGTTTACTTTTTGAAAACTAATTACGCGGATTTTACGGGCGGCGAGTTTGTTTTGACTGAAATAGACGAAACCATTGAATTTAAAAACAACAAAGTGGTGTTATTTCCTTCGCAAGCGGGTCACGGTGTCAAACCCGTGCATTTGAAAGGTAAAGATGCACCGTGGGGTGCAGGAAGGTTTGCTATAACCCAGTTCATAAGCTAATAACCGTTTTGGATTTTAAATACACTCCTAAGCACTTCAAACTCGTTAAAAAAGTGCAGTGGTCAGACGTTCTGGCGAAGATATCACAGGAATTTGAGGTTCGAACTCAAAAATTTGTTGTAGGAAGCCTTGACACGCCTCCTACGTTCATTGGACATAACGATTTCAGACCTGGTACTCTCCAAGCTGCTTATGACGAAGTTCACGCAGATCAGTCAATAGACGAAATGCACGTTTATGTGTCTGTGGCAGCGAACAGCACGACATTTGGTCGGCACAAAGACGATATGAACGTTCTTATTGTTCAGTCCATCGGAGTTATTGGTTATAAGTTCGATAGCGGTACGGTTTGTACTTTGAACCCTGGTGACAGTATTTTTATTCCTAAGGGTGTCTACCACGACCCGATTATTCAAGGTCCACGAGCAACTTTGAGTTTTTCATGGTGATCTACTAAACTGTGTGTAGTGTGTTTTTTATAAAGTGGACTTAAGCGGTTTTGTAGATACGCTTGGCACTGTTGCTCAAGGTGTAGGTGCAGTAGGTAAAATCGCTGGGGGCCTCGGCGGTCTCATGGGAGGCGGCGGATCTTCTTCTTCTCGCCCCATGGTCATGGGTGCAGTAGGAGGTGATGATGACCAACAGTTATTTCAGATGTTTTTGGACGCATATTTAGACGGCATTAAAGAGTCTTACGCTACTTCAGTTCGTCCGGTTGATCTCTGATGAGCCTTGTAGATACTAAAGAACGCATTTTTGTTAACGGTCAAATCTATAGCCGCCCCGTGGGATTTGGCGGCCCAGTTGGTGGACCGGATACACGTCCTGCGTTTCGACCAGACTCTGATCCGTATAATGTAGGACCCGACCCTGTCGAGCCCGAAATACGCGATTTTTTGTTTCGTCCAGGTGTAGATGAATATGAGATTCGGAAACCTATTTTTCGCCCTGGTGTAGATAGCATCGAGGTCGTCCCTCTGGATTTCTTGAATAAAACTCTTGAGCAAAATAAAGAAGTTATGGGCTCGAAAAGACAGGTGTTCCCTCGTTATGCGAATCCTGATGACGGGACTTTGATAGCAGAGCCGACTGGTATGCGAATGGCGTCATTGGACCCCCAGAGTGAAATGCTTCTGCGTGCTTTGCGTAAAGGCGAGATTGGCCCTTTGTCTGACCCAAACATTCGAAAAGCTATAACAGACCTTGAAAAGCTCAAGTACAACAAAGGTCGAGTTTGATCACCAAACACCTGTAAGACGCATAAGTCCATCTGTATAAAAACCTAATACCGACCACCCAAGCACTGCGGAGATAATCGATGCGTTTCGATTGTGCTTTCTAATCGCTGCATCGATAAGCGTTTGTACTTCTTCCTTGGTGATGTGCATCGTTTTTGAGTTTTTATAAGTTTAAGTAGATAAGCAGTAGACTACTTTTATTAGCGACAATTTTAGGTATCGGTTATGTCCGAGCGTATGGCTGCTAGTGAGCCCGCGTTTAGAGCTTTCACAGAGAAAGAGCTTGCTGCTCTTCGCAACGAAGTTTATAAGGGATACCAGAACAAGCCTCGTAACTACGGTCGAGAGGCGATGGAGTACCAAGAGTACGAGGAAGATCCGACTGACTTCTATGAGATGCCGCGAGATGAGATTGATTTCGCCAGGTATCGCAGTGGTTATGCAACGCCCCCAGAGTTAATGATCGACAATGCCGTTGATGAGGCGGCTAGAACTGCGGATCTTTTTGGTCGTGTTAGCGACGAACTTGGAATTGATCGTGTGGACACCGAGCCCGAGTTACGTCAAGTGTTCGACTATGTACTAGGTGCTCGCGCTGTACAGCCAGATACTCCTGTTGTAGTTGTTCCCCGTGAAGTCCCCCTTCCCGTTCCTGAACCAGCAACACGTGAATATGAATTTGGTGACCCCGATCGTCCTGGTGCTTTCGCAGGCAGTTACTATGATTTTCTCGGCGGCGATCCGAGCGATCCAGGTAATTTTTATAACGCTAATTTGCTGGGGGATAACGCCAGAGGCGAGCAAGGAATCATGCGTTCGGTTTTCGATAATCGGACTGTGCGCCCTGTGCCTGTGGGACGCGACTCGTTCATAAGTCCTTTGGGACAAATGGAAGTACCTGACGATCAGAGAGATGAGTTTTTGAATGCCGCTCTTTCACAACTTGGGATGATCGAACCTGATGTTTTTGAGGGTGGTAACGAAGGTATGGTGAACAACGAAGCAACCCGTGCTTTGAACGAACTCACAAGAGGGTTTTATTCCTGATGTTTGAGCTGGATGATGAAGAAGAAAATATCATCCAGTGCATCATCACTCTGGATTACTACACGGCAAAAATTACTTACGACGCTCTGTCATTTGCTTTGGACAAGTGGTCGGGTGGTGAGCCACAGGAGCAGCAAGATCTACAGGACACTAAGAACTTTTTCTACGCTGTGTATATGGAGTTGCTATTAAAGAACAATCGAATATAAAAATTAACTTGACCATAGTTATTAACTAGATCAAACTAGACCCGTCAACCGAGGGACCCCCCGGTCTTGTGTGCTTACAAGGCAAGGTCGTCAAGAGTGGGTTGACCCACGGACACACGCTCTTGACATAATATTTCGAAGGGTGAAGAACAAAAACGTCGTGTGCGGCAAGCTGCAGGAATAAAACACTGTGGCCGCAGGAAGGGGTGAGACCACAAGCGTTAGAGGGGGCAGGGAAGTTGGGTGTAAATAAAAAACGTCGACTGCGGCAAGCTGCAACAATTGTTTCTGTGGGAGCAGCGTTGACAGACCCACAACAATTGGTATATTTGCTGTGCGGGCAAGGGATTACGTGCCCCTTCTCCTTAGATCCCCACCTGGAGGAGAAAGAGCCTAACTAGGCTGCAGAGCAAAATTACTCCGGGGGTTTGGGTGAACCAACCGGAGTTTTGCTTTATCAAGCGTGCTTGTTCGCGACGGAAGCTACTTTGCCTACGAGCTGCCAACCGGTAAAGATGGCAAATTCAAACTTGGCAAAAGCCGTCAAAGCGCCATCGATAGCTCGTTTTACATCAGGGTGGGCGTAGTCATCAAAGAAAACAAGTCCACCTGGCTTGACCATAGGGATGAAGAGGGTGCAATCTCTAGCGACGGCCACAGAGTCGTGGGCTCCGTCGATGTAAAGAACATCAATCCAAGGCTCAATACCAAAACGAGCGTCCAGATCTTTAAAAACATACTGTGAGTACCCTTTAATTATTTCGATTTTGCCGCAATTTTTAGATTTTGCGATATTTTCGCGAGCGGTCCGCTCTAGTCGTTCAAGTCCCGCGTATTTTTCAGGGTTTGCGTGATGCTCTTCGCTTCCTGTGAACGGATCAATAGAGATCAGAGATGATTCTTCGTGATCTAGGTAAAAATCTGACCAAAAACAGCTAGATGCGCCTTCGTAAACGCCAATTTCTACGATTTGACGCTTTTCTGCTGGATCAAGATCAATCTTTGGACCTTGAGTGTTGCTACGAATGGCTTTATCGGTGTTCAAAAGTGCGTCATACCAGCCTTCGGTGAAGTTGTAGTGATCTGCAAGTTGTTTTTTGTCTGCAGGTGTCACTTGTACTGTCGTATCCTCTTTGAGCTGTCCCATTAGCTCTTTGAACGACGTCGCTGTCATGACTCAAATAGAAAACATAAGCATAGCCTGTTTATGTTAATATGGTGCTACAGCCCGAGTGCCGGAATCGGTAGACGGATCGGACTTAAAATCCGCTGACTTGTTAAAGTCGTGCGAGTTCAAGTCTCGCCTCGGGTATTACACAATCACATGGATCTGACCCCACTCGACGAAACTTATCAAGGACACCAGCTCTATTTAGGTGAGAGAGGTGGTAAATTTTTTATCGATGATAATGACAAAAAAAGATATATAAAACCTTTCATGGTGAAAAAGGTTCCTAGGCCGCCTAAATATAAAAAATTTAATCCTAAACCAAGAGGTGCTTTCTACCGCTCGATGATTAATCAGCAACAGCTATAAACATATTTTCGAACTGTTCGACTCTGCCCACCTGGTAGTTGAATTTTTTAAGGAAGTTGAATATTTCGTTTCTCTGCTCTTCTGCGCCTGGGTTGCTTTCAAAAAGAATCACCGGTTTAAATTTACCGATTGTCATCTCCGCACCTCTGAGTGCGTCAAGTTCATATCCTTCGATATCTAATTTGATTAGTTTTACTGGACCTTCATAGTCTTTGTGATCGATAGCGGTCATCAAAACCTTTTCTTCTGAAATAATCTTTTGATTTGTTGGTTTGACAAATGAAGAGCCTCCACCATCTTCACTCACGACATAGAGTGTTTTGTGTTCGTGTGTTTTATCGCTAGCGGTTATTCCTGCGTGAGTAGGAAATACGTTTGTGATCTCGTTTACAAAAAGGTTGCCACAAAGCTGAAAATATGTTCTCTTTTGAGCTTCGAAGGCAAAGACTTTTTCGAAACAATCAGATAACAGTATGCTGTATACACCCATGTGTGCGCCACAGTCAAGAAGTATTCCAGTTCCGTCCAGGTGCTTCTTGAGATTATTAATTAGCGCATGCTCCGGTACACCCACTCTATGCGCCTGACAGAGCCCTGAATCGTCTCTGTGCATTAAAAAACTTGTTGTAACTGTAGGTACAATTAAATCTATTCCAGGCGACCAGAAAAAAGTGCTCATATCGATGTAACTGGTGTTAGCATACTAACAGTTGAAAAGGGAACTTGGAATCTATTCCCGTTTTAGGCACAGCAATTGTTAATACGCCTCATTGGGTCTGGAGACTGTTCTACAGCATCGATTACCCTGTAGATAATTTTGTCGTTTTCAATAACAACGGAAGAAAGCAAATAGACAATGAGCTTGATCTTTTGAGGTTAGCTCCGCATAGATATATAAAAAATGTTCACGTGTGCCACTTACCCGCAAACTTAGGCTGCAGTGGTGCCTGGAATCTGATTATTAAATCGTTCATGAAAGCACCCTATTGGGTGATTTCTAATCATGACGTGATGTACGAACCAGGGTTTCTTCGTGAAATGGCTGAGGAGGCAGCAAGGGATGAAATTGGTGTAGTACACGGCAAAAACGGTGGTTGGGATATCTTTGCTTTGAAAGACTGGATGGTGCAGAGGTACGGTTTGTTTGACGAAAATCTATATCCGGGTTACTGCGAGGATATGGATTACGGTATGCGGTTTATTCATGACGATGTACCTAGAACACTTTCACTAAATACTGGGTACTACCACGGAAACAAGAAAGACGATTACTCCGACGGAAGTCAAACATGGCGCTCTGAGCCGTCTATTGCACGAGGTGTGCATGTTGCTCATGAAATGAATAAACAGTACGTGACGATGAAGTGGAATGAAGCTTGGCAAGGACACGTTGACGGTGAAACACACAAAACACCATTTAATCTGGAGCAAATGCCGGTCAGCTTCACGACTTATGACCTAGATTTCGTCCGCCGCAAACACCTTGGTTTTTGATATGAAAGATGTACGTCACTCTATTATGAGCCAATGCTGGTCTGTTGATGATGACCCTGCGGCTCAAGCCTTCGACGGTTGGGAATATGTTCTCAAATCTGTTCGCGTGGCTTCTCAGTGCCGCATCGATTGTGACGCTTCTACTGCTAATGCTTTTCCTGGCGATCACTACCGCATTTTGGCTGGCCTCATCTATAACCTTGATCGTTCTAATGGGCCACTGAGCCTTATTGATATCGGTACAAGCTGCGGTCTGTCCGCTCGCACGATGCTGGATTATTCACCTGATGAAGATAAGGTCGAGACTTTTGATGTTGCAAATTGGTTGGACAATCCAACCACTTACTTAACTGAAAAAGACTTCGAGACACGTCTTACTCAACACATACAGGATTTGAAAGAAACCGAAGTGTTTAGCCGTTACGCAAAGATGCTTTGCGAAGCAGACTTCATCATGTGTGACGGACCTAAAGACGGTGAGTTTGAGATGAAATTTTATACTCTTTTATCTACCCTAGACTTACCCAAGAAGCCGCGTTGGCTTTTGCTTGACGATATCCGTTTCCCTAGCGAAATGGTCTCATGGCGGATGATTGATTCACCAAAAATTGATCTGACGTCTTTTGGTCACTTCAGTGGAACCGGTCTTGTCAACATTTCTGAAGGATTGAAATTTGGCTGATGCCTTTTTACTCAGCTTTCACTGCCAGTGGTTATTTGATAAATAACCTTCAAGAGCTTCTAGATCAAAAGAGTCTTTCCTCTTTCGCTCTAAGCAAGCTTGCTTCGTTGTCACCGACAACCACGCGCAAAATTTGCACAGACGCTCAGTACATACCCTCCCCTGAAGTTCTTGAAAAGATATGCCTTAGTCTTGAGGTATCTCCTGGCGACGTTTTAAGAATAAAGAGTACAATGGAATTATCTTGTGCAGTAGGTTCTGGTGTTCTCACAGGCTGATTACGCTTTAGCTGCTCGTCTGCTCGGCCTGCCCATGCCGACAACTCCCGCAGAACAAGCAGCTGCTGCTCCTATGACTGCTCGTGTTCTGCGTGACTTCATGCAGATGAGACCCCCGAGTGCAAATGGAGAAACTGATGGAATGTATACAGGGGCTACGAGGTCTTTAAACAGCTACCCCGACACTGAGTATCCGATGGTCAAGGCTAAATTAGCCTCTCGGTTACGCACTGAAGTCGAAGAGCCATCTGAAGATCAGTATCTGATGGAGCTTTTACAACAACTCGTGGGCAACCCTGAGCTTGTGCAGGAGATGCTGATGCTTCTTGATGCCTTAGATTCAGCTGAGCAAAGCCATATGGATGAGCTGTCGTCCCAGCGTCCGCCTGACTTTGACATGCCTAATGAGGGCACTAACTATTCGATGCTGAACGCTCCTGCTTCGAACACCATTCCGCCTTCTGTCCAGTTTCAACAACTGAGCTGATGAACGCACGCGAACAACAACTTCAAGAAAACGATGTAAAAAAGGACGCACCGGAGACAAACCCGGTGGATTTTATGCATCGTTATTTAGCTTCTAACTTCCCACAAACTGCTTCGATGCCTTCTAAAGAACAGAAGGAATCTCAGCTTCCGATGAATAACAGCGATAATATCCTAAAATCAATGAAGAAACCTCTCAGCGGAACTTCTTTCGATAATCCTGCTGGGGGTTAAAAATGAGCCGAGCTACGAACGTATCTACCATGTTGCAAAACATTTTACCTGGCGGTGTAGCAGCAGCAACTAAGGTTGCCTCTCCCATGGTGAGAATGCCTGTTGCTTTGCCAGCTGCTGCGGGTGGCGGGGCTGGACCGACATTGGGCGCAATCCAAAGTTCACTGCTTGGAAGTGCTGGCGCTGCTGCTGCTCCAGAACTTCTTAAATTACTTTTAGGACAAGGCGGCGCACTGAGATCGCCTGCTGGAACGCAAACGACTGGAACGTCGGGTAAATTTACAATCACCGCACAAGACGTCTTAGCTCTTGAGCAGTTTGCAGACCGAATTAATTTCAGACGTCGTTTTACAGGGGAGGCACCTATAGATGTAAACCAAATCCTCAATGATACTGCTGCACGTCTGAACGAACAGCTGAATCAATCTTCACGTAGGAAAATGGAGGAGATGCGGGTACAAGGAGAAGTCGCTGCTCTCCCTAATTTGATGACTTCAATCGGTCAAATCGGCACTGCTCAAAGTCAACTAGCTCAAGCAGGTTTGAGTAAAGTATTAGAAAGTGCTTTACCTGCCTCTTACCTAGGCAATCTGGGTGCTGTTCGCACAATTACTAAGTAATCATGACTGGAGATCTCTCAAAATTTGCCCCGTCTCTTAGCCAAAGATACGGTGTCGACCTGAACGTGGCTCAGGGAGGTCTCCCTTCGGTCAATGCACCTTTAACAGACGACCAAGTAATCGATAAAATCGGGCTAGAAAATATGCCTGAATTTCTTAGAAACTTAATCGAGAGGCGAAGAGAACTCGAAAAACAGAATAAATCGAATCAACAGCGTATCTTAGGTGGTGGTCCTTTAGTACCCATTCAGGGATCACAGCAACCGCAAGCGCAAAAAAGCACCGAGAAAAGGCAAGAAGTAAAAAAACTCGAAGATTTTAAACCTGAGCGAGATCAGACGCCTGCTACATCTGTTCAAGGCGATGCACTTGATATCAATAGAAGGAATCAAGAGCTTGTCGCTCAAATTATTCAACAGAATCCTGAGCTTTTGAACACGATCCTTCAGTCTCGTAAAGCTGAGGCAAGAGTCGTTGGTGAAGAAGCTCGGAAACGAGATGTGATTGGTGAGTGGGGCGCGATTACTCGTGCTGAAATCGCAAGAGACCAAGCTTTGGCTCAGTCTCTGCTTGCCACAAACGTCCTGGCACATACACCTAACATGGGTGTAATTCAGGCGCTTAATGCAACAGCTCCTTCTGTCGTGGGAGCTTACAAAATGGGGAGCTCAGTGCTTAAGTAATTATGGCAATTGGAACTATTTTAGGCGCAGTCGGCACTGGTTTAAGCGTCGTAAGGGGTGTACAAAACCTCTTTGGCGGCGGAAGTAGTCGTAGTAGCTCAAGCTCAGGATCGTCTGGTGCTCCGCCTATAGATTATTTCTCAAAGTACGGAGCAATGGCTGCTGCAGCCAACAGCCCGATTACTTTAGCTGGAATGCGATATGGCACGACTCTTCAAGGATTAGCTGGAGCGCAGGGTCTTTTAGGATCGACATTATCCACCGGGTCTGCTACCGCGCTTCGTGATGCTGCTGAGCGTGGGCAAATTGCTACCCAAGGCCAGGCAGGTGAAGCCTTGGGCATGATTGGCAAAGGGCTGGATCTGCAAAAAAATCTTGGCGATGCTCGTTTAAGTGTTGCTTTACTCGATCCTCAATTTATGTCTCAAGCAGCTACCGCTGCTCGTGATGGTGATAACAGCTTGGCTAAGAGCTTAGGTGAAACAAACCTTGGGATTAAAGCCTTACAAGAATCAGCTAAAACAAATATTGCACAACAGTACGCAAGAGACTTGGGTGCAATGGCCCAGACTCGAGCTACTGGCGCAGCCAATCTTGCATTAGGAGCTCAGCGAATTGCTGGTGACCTGGCGAAATACGATGCCTCAATTGTGGGCGGGCTGACGCTCAACAAGGCTAAAACAGAAAGCGACATCGCTCGAATCCGCGCAAACGTTGGCGCTACAAAAGACCTGCGTCAAAATGCTATGAACATAGCTATGGCCGGTCAGCGATTCTTCGGATGATCCAAACACAAACTGTAGAAACAGACACTGTCGGTGCTTGGTTATCTACTCTAGGCAAGACCGAAAAAGACTCTTTCTTGCACTATGTCAAGAACAGCACTAGCGAAATTGAGTCGTATTTATTTGCTCGTTTTTTGCGTCCTAGTTATAGCGGCTCAATTGCCGACTTATCCGCCTGGGTGCAAGAGAAATATCCCAAACAAGACTTACGTAAAGTCTTGTTGATTGAAATCGACAGTCTGAAGATGGATATTGATAACGTTAGGCAGATGACACTCACTGGGATGTGTGATCACGCCACAGCAGCAACCAAGATCAGCGTGCTACAAAAGGAACTGCGATCGCATATTCAGGCGGTCAGACAACTTACGGATGGTCTTGATCGCCGTGGTCTTTTACTCGCTGGTGCGGATCGTTGTCTTCGTGAACTCATGAATAGTTTCGAGGACTCACCCACAATGGCTTCTCTTTTAGATGAAGCTGCCCTTGTCGTCTGGTCAACCATCGAACGAGAAGAAAAATCGTGACGGATCGTGAAAGACTTATCCAGTACATAGAAGATACTGAATATGACCGTGAGGTATTACCTCATTACGGTTTGATCCCTGATTGGGGTATCCGATATAAGGAACTCAGGGATCTTACTTGTGCTTTTTTAAACAGCCTCGAGAAGAGCCAGAATGTTGACGAGGGGGCACTTGAAGATACCCATAAAGGAGTCGTTCACACCGAGAGCTAGCTCGAGTGTGTCATCTTCCTCGATGTATTCTCCACCAAAAGGAAGAATACAAGCGGGCTGAGTGGATACAGGCTGACCCGTGCAGTCAGTCCACCAAATAAGGTGATCGGCACAAGATCCACTAAAAAGAGCTTCGGTGCATTGCCTGGTAATTTTTGTCAGACCTTTATCAAGGGTGTACGCCCCGCAGTGGTAAAGCAAGAAATTACGCTGTGCCACTGTGTCGAAGCACATGTACTTCCAATGAAAGAACACAAGCCATTCATCACCGATGTCAATCGGAGCGGTTGAATTGAAAGTAGGAGACTCTCCTACTACTTTTTTCAAACAGCTCGAGTCAATCGTTTTATCAGACTGACCGGGAGTCTTAATAACAAGAGGAAGGGTCGAGTAAAGAAGCCGCAGGTGACCGTCATCGGTGAAGAAACACCAGTTTTTCTCGGGCTTACCAGCAGTCAAATTTTGACCTGCCGGGGGGTAAACACAGTCGACTACTTCCCCATATTCATCAAGACGACCCACACAAACTTTGGGTTGATTAACAAGTTTGTGAGATGACTTATTCCATTTCGTTGCGTAAGAACTCGTGATGAACTGCATATACAGAGCATCGTCTGGCGCTTTGAATAAGCGCGAGTCTTCGTAACTAAGACGATGTGGAGTGCTTCGAATCTTACGAGCACCTAGCACAGTGTCGTAAGACGAAAGTTCACCTACATAAATTTCTGTAGGCGTGTTGTTGTAGTAGTAATAGTTTTGATCTGGATGAAATATAAAAGGTTGAGGTTGACTGCGAAATGAGACAAGCCTGTGCCCGTCTTTCATTGTCAAGCAAGGACTGAAATTTGCAATCGCTCCCTCAGGAAGACCCCAACGAATTCTTGTGAACTCACCTCCAATATCTTCCGCTTGCTGGTAAACGGTAGGGTATCCATTTTTAGGACGAATGTTGACTGGGTGCTCTAAATAACTTAGAGCGGTTGTGTGGCGGATATGTTGAAGCGTCACTTGAGCACCTCCATAGCTTTGTCAAAGCCTTCAGCCACTTTGTCCCAGCGGTAAGAAGGATTTTTTGTAACCTCTAAGCACTTGTCTGCTACCTCTTTTCGATATTCTTCGTTTTCGTAAAGAGTATTCAAAAGCTCAGCAGCGTGTTTGAAGTCAACTAAGCCACGTTCAACACCCAAATCTTTATCAGTGATCCAGGCTCCCACGTTTATAAGTTCTGCACTGTTTTTCCAAATGTCAGCTGAAGACGTGTGGTTGGGAACGATCTGAGCTTTGCGTGTTTGAGCGTGCTCAAAAGGAACCAAGCCCCAGCCTTCGCCGTCTGCAGTGTTGATACCTACATCGGCAGCGTTATACATAAGGTTTAGGTTCTCATCTGGCGGAGCGTTTAGGTAGTTCATATTTGGCGTAATAGCCAGTTTTGCTGTCGGGTCTTGGCCTCGGCGTTTCATTTCGGTTTCAAACAATTCTTTGACTGCCCAACCGAGATCTTTTGCTCCCATATTCAAGTACAACATCACATCATCTTTATCCACAGCAAATTCACAGAACGCTTTGATTGTCACATCAATCCGCTTGCGAGGCTGATTGCGATTGCCATTGAAAACAATAAATTTATCTTTAGGAAGACCAAGACGACTTCTGGCCTCGTCTCTGTCCATTTCGAAAAACTTACCTTCATCTAGGCCGTGAGGGATTACACCGAGACGATGCGGTTTAATCCCGTGCGCCATAAGACGCTGAGCTTGTTCGATTGTAAAAGTTATAGCGAAATCAAAATCAGCAATGTACCTCACCATTGAAAGCGGATACCATTCTGAGTCAGTTGGAAAATATGCAATAAATTTAAATTTAAGTTTGTCTCTTAGGAGATGAATTCTTTCCCAAACTTGATTTACGATCCAGATATCATTCAGACAAATAAAGAAGTCGGGACGCTCAGCTTCAACGACTGCTTGAATACGACCAATGCCAAAGCGATCTTGCGGGTTTTGCGCTGTGGCCGGATAAATTTTAACAGGGTATGGATGAGGGTCCCCTGTGTAGTTCATGCCAAATACGACTACTTCATGCTCTTTATGCAGATGCTCAAGAATGCTATGAGTGACACGACCAAAACCTGTATTAGAGACGGCATCTCCGTACCAAAGAATCTTTGCCATACCCGTTTAGAATTTCAGTATCAGTATACAAACACTCATAGATAATGCCTAGCAGAGAAACTTTTGCTTACCGACGCAACTTAAAGCTCCGAGCTCAAAAAGCTGTTGAAACAGAAGACACTGCTATAGATAATGTTTTTACAAGAGCTCAAGATGACTTCTTGACATTCTGTACGCTTCTTGACAAGCCACCAGCTAGACACATGCTCGAGTGGCATCGTGAACTTATAACTGGAGACAGTAATAAATATCTTCTGGATATTGCTGGGCCAAACCTGGATATTTTGAGTCCTCGCGGTTCGGCAAAAAGCACTGTTCTAAATTTGTTCACAGCTTGGGTGATCGGCAGACACACTCAGGCGGGCAGACCTTTACAGATTATCTACTGCTCATACAACATTGCCACAGCTATCCCTAAAAGCCGAATCATCAAACAAATTATTGATGCATCTACTTTCAAAAAGATATTTCCTAGGGTCAAGCTCAAAGCAGGTATGCAGAGTGATATTGGTTGGTCGGTTGACTTTGATTACGCAGGTATCGACAGGATTGGTGATGAAGAATTTACTCTTCGTGCTGCTGGTCTTAGAGGTTCAATTACGTCTAAACGGGCTCACCTTGTGATCGTGGATGACCCGATCAAATCAAGTTCTGATATCAAAAATCCTGCGGTGCGAGAGGAGATGAACAATAACTGGTCTTCAGTTATCGCACCGATTGTGTTCGAAGGAGGTCGTTCCATTTGTCTGGGCACTCGATTCCATCCTCTTGACATCCATAAAACTATGTTTGTCCCCCAGAAAGGCTGGAAACAGGTCGCACAGGAAGCTCTGACTTACAACAAAGAGGGAGAGCCGATGAGTTATTGGCCTGAGCAGTGGTCTGTGGAGTATTTACAGGGACAAAAGGAGTTAGACCCGGTTGCTTTCGCTTACCAATACCAGCAACAACCAGTCATGACATCAGATCTGGTCTTATCTCCAGATTTGATCGTCAAAGGCACAGTTGAGACAGAATTTGATTCGTTAGCAGTAGGGATTGATCTTTCGGCGAGTAAAAATGAGACTTCGGATTACACAGCATTTGTTTTAGGCGGACGTTTAAAAGATAAGTACTACGTAATCGACGCTCACCAAGTCAGATCGATTGGAAATCTCGAAAAAATCGACTTACTTTGTGACATGCTCGTCGAGTGGGGGATCCTAGAGCTACAGAATGACACCTACTTTCCTACTTACTCCACAGTGACACTGGTTGTTGAGGCTGTTGCTTATCAAGCTTCTCTAGCTGCTGATTTGAGAAGAGTTCTTCTGCAGGAAAGAGGGTTGTCTAACCTCCATGTTCACGAAGTTAAAGGTTTTAGAGGCGACAAAGTAGCCCGTTTCAGAGGCACGCTTGGTCTTCTAGAAAACAAAAAAGTTATCTTTAACAAGTACAGAAAGTTTGATGCGCTTGTGGACCAGCTCATTAACGTAGGAGCGACTTCACACGATGATTTACTCGACGCTTACACCTGGCTCATGACGTTTCTTCAACGACGCGGTAACTTTTCTATTGAGTACTGATGAAATCAATTTACATCACGATCACCGCGCACAGTCCGCTTTCAAGAATCGAAACCACTCTGAAAGTTCTAAAAGGTTATGAGAGCCTGGAGCTTGACAAGCAGATTGAGATCGTTATTGATCACAACAGCCGTCATGATCTAGACGAATTTTCCATGATCGTCGCTTCTCACACGAAGCTTGGTAGGGTCGCTTTTGCGGTTGCAGGGCCAGAATACAGAGGGTTTGACCTTTGTTGGGCGCATAAACCCACGCTGATTAAACGTATTAGAGAGAAGACTCATGACTTTTATATGTACTCAGAGAACGATATGGTCTTTACAAAAAAACATTTTGATTACTGGTACAAGTACAAAGACTATTTGCGTTCGAAAAATTTAGAGCCGGGTTTTTGTCGCGTTGAAAAGATTAAGGAAAAATTAATTCCTTTTGATAATTATCGTAAATGGAATTTATTAGGAGATACAGAAAATGTTTGGGGCGACATTCCGTATAGATCCGGTCTGTTTATCACACCTTATGAAACAGAACTTGTTGGGTTCACTTCGCTTGGCAATCCTTACAACGGCATGATGATTCTGGATCAACACGACGCTGATATTTATATAGATAGTGAGAGCTGTGATCCCATAAGAAGCTACGCACGCACGGGCAAACGTAACTGGCCTATTGCCGATAGATCTTCAATGGGACTCGCTTTTGAAAATGTGCCCGCTGGCTCCGAGCACCGACGAGTGGTGCCCCTCGCAATGGATGGCGACACTTTGACTATCCCTGACTTTGCTCTTCTTGAACATTTGGATAATAAGTACTCTTCAGCTCTTTCTGCTGATCAAAGTATGATTGACACGAAAAGCATGTTTACCTACTGAGATAAACAAATGCGAAGCGATTTCTCTAGCTCCTGCTCCGACGACACTCTTTGTTTTTCAGGCGGTGGTATTCCCGATTTCGATATGTCGTGGCCTCCCATAACGCCTGTGAAATCGAATGTAAACCATCCCTCTCATTACAACCAGGGTGACATAGAGTGCATTGATGCAATGATTGCATCAGCTGGCAAGGACGCAGTAAAGAATTTTTGCCATCTGTCGATTGTGAAATACCTTTGGAGGTTCGAACATAAAAACGGGTTAGAGGATCTTGAAAAAGCAAAGTGGTACATGGAAAAGCTTATCGAGCTCAGTAAGTTAGACTGACAAAAAGGTTTAAAGATGGACATCCGAGCTTTCGGTACTATTTACGGACAAGAGTCCAAACTTCCGTATGCCAGCGGATTTCATTGGGCTCCTGCTGACGGACAAAAAGACTTCCCTACGTGCCGTGGTTTGTACGTAGAAGCTAAAAGCACACCTGGCACTGACAACGTTTACATTGCCTTGAACGATGCTCCAGGTCAGCTAATTCAGATTGAAAATCTGCAAGGTAATGAAGAACTTCCCTTCGGTGCAATTACACTAAGTGGAGGATCTGTGCAGGGCGTTATCGCTCTTTATTAATGAATAGCTTTACTGGCTTTGCGGATTTTTTCTCCGATCGTTACGATCGCTCCGTAGACGCGGCTGGTCTCCAACGTGCTAGAGAAGATCAAGCTTCGAATCGATTTCGGGGTCAGGTACAAGCTGATTTAGAACAGGAGGCAGGCGGACCTGTACCTCCGACTATGCCTGATGACGGGAGTAATCCTCAATTCGATGCAGGTATGGATCAAGAAGCTGATGAAAATGTCGAACGAACAAAAAATTACCTGCTTGAAGTATCTAAGAAACGCTTGAACCAAGTAGCAGGAATGGAAGACTGAGTTAGCATATTGCTATTCGTCGTTGCGTGTCGTGTTAATCGATTGCTTTCCGTATTTTAACGAGAAAGAGCTCCTGGAACTCAGGATCGCGACACTCTACGATCATGTAGATGGTTTCTTGATCACAGATGCGAATCATACGCACCGGGGCGAACCTAAGGAGTTTACTTGCGTTGATACTCTTAGAGAGCTCGGCATCTCGGAGGAAAAAGTCCAAGTCCTCCACGTTGAACTACCGACATTCGAGGAAGCAGTCGACCCGTGGATTAGAGAAAGGGGACAACGGGACGCTCTGAGTGTTGGCTTGTTTCAGATGCCAGAGGATACCTTCTTTATATGTTCTGATTGCGACGAAATCGCTAACCCTTCAAAGCTCGACGAAGTCAAAGAAGCAGTGCTAGAGCACTCTGACAAAACGGTGCGTTTGAGCATGTCCATGCACTACGGAAGAGCTGATCGGCAACTCAACTCACCAACAGGAGAAAAGTTTGATTGGCGCTGTGGTACGGCAGGTACTGTCAAACAACTCAAAGAATTTGGCACTCTTTCCTCGCTAAGAGCCTCAACTCGAAACTGGTATGTCGGCGAACGTGATGCCGGGTGGCATCTCAGCTGGATGGGAGACGCTGATAAACGACGGACAAAACTCCGTTCGATTGCTGAGTACTACATCTGGGATAAGCCGGAAGTGCAAAAACTTTGTGATGACTTCGAGCCAGAAGAGGGCAACACCGACATGCTCGGTCGTGAAGACCACCTACTTACTTCGTATCCAATAGATAAACTTCCAGAAGCAGCCCTTAGAATAGAAAGAGTTAGAAAGTATCTTCTACCCAATGGCTGACAATAAAATGCCTGCGGAGGTCTTAGCTAAGTTTAAAGCCGACCGCGAGGAAAAAAAGGCTCCCAGCGGTGACGAGGTTAAGATGGAAAAACGAAAGCGTGCCAAGGAAAAAGCACGTTCTCACAAGGAAAAGAAGTAATCCATTTTTAAATGACAGCCTCTACTGAAGTCCGAAATAAGTTCGAGGAGATCTTAGAGGCTGCTCGTACTCAAGGTCGGCAGAACCAAGCTGCGACAATGGTGGTGCTGAGCCACCTGCAGCAAATGACCCTTTTGATGATTAAAAAAGGGTTGTCTTTTTACTGCGATCAGGACACTTACAAAAGTCGAACAAGTTTTCTTCACGACGTCATCGAGCTAAACCGGCTTGATATTCGTTTCCCAGCCATCATTAGAAATTTTCTAATCGATGGTTGCGGACTCTTTTATTTCCGTCCTGACCAGAAGCTGAAATATCAGATTTATTTTTTCAACAAAAATCAGTATCGAGTTTTTCATGACTTGAACGGTCAGATCGAAGAAGTCGTCATTATTTACGATTACAAAGTCAAGAACGCTACTCTTGGTCTACCGGCAGATACTTATGGGCAGAACAAAAGGTACGTCCGTCTATCTATTACTGCCGAGACAATCACAGAAATCGAATCGGACTCCGAGCTCAGCTTCGAGGTAGAGCCTGGTGCAGGAATTTCTGGTCAGAAAGTAAGACCTAATTCTTTGGGATTTGTCCCTGCTGTTGAGTGTCTTAACAAGCCAAACGCAAGCGGCACTGACGGCGAGGGAGACTTTGATCCGTTTATGGAGCAGATCGTGCTTCATAACGAGATGATCCAGAATATATCGAAAAATATTGAATTCTTTGGCAACCCTACGCTTATCTCAAGCAGACCCCGTTCTGACCTTGTCGAAGCGGGTGATGCCGGTAGCACTTTCCGTCCGACAATCAGCTCTCAAAGCGGTTTTGCTGGTCGGGACACTCCCTCTACTCGTGTAAGTGAACCTTTCGGTTCATCCATGGGAGGTGGGCTGCGTGTTCCACGCATCATTGCCAACGTTGAACCCTCTGATCGTGTCGGCTACATGACGCCTGACCCGATTAGTGGGGACATGAACCGGTATGTCCTGCTTCTGAGAGAAGAAATCCGCACAGCCCTTGGAGGTGTGGATGAGATCTCTATTTCAGCAGGAGCGACCGCTACTGAAATCAAAGGTTTGATGGGCCGTGCTCAAGCCACGGCTCTACGGAAGAATAAAAGCTTCCTTACCTATGGTTTCTGTCGTCTTTTGGAGATGATGATTTATCATCAAGAGATGATTTTCCGTGAGTCGTTTATTGCGGCCAGCGGAATGAAAGAACCAAACCCACCTAAAGAACAAACCGAAGAAACACTCGAGAAATATCAAAAGGCTCTCCGCCGATTTGATATGAAACTCGACGAAGAAATAAAGCAAGCACTGGCAAAAAATAAAGTTCCTCGCGGCGTCGTTGGTCTTCCGGAAGACGGCGACCGCAGTGTTTCATATCGCTTTATGGGCGATGTTTATGAGGACACGGCTTTTGATTTACAGCAAAAATCAATCGTCGTTCGAAACATGCAAGAGGTAGGTGTTAACAGCGTAGAGGCAATTAAATACCTCTTCCCTGATAAGACTGAAGCAGAACGTGCCGAAATGTTGAAAGGCTTTCCATTCCGAATGGTTGGACAAACACAGTCGGCAATGCAGCAATTCCTGGTATTATTAAATCAGATGTTGCAGTCTCCGCATCCCCTTGCACCTGATCAACCTTTAGCGGCTGATCCTAGACTGAATATCACACCGCTCCTTTACAGGACGTTCGATCACCTTGCGGAAGAACTAACTTACTCGGGTAGCTATGAGCCAGCAGATCCAAGCTTCGACCCCGAGCCCGGTCTCCCCGGCGGCAGCCCCGGCGGTATCCAACGACCAGGGCTCGACAACCGCCTACCCGCAGTGGGTGGCACAAACAGCTACCCCGGCGGTAGCTTCGGTTCCTACAGCCCAACCGCCACAGCAGGCGGCACCGGCTTTGGACCCTTCTATCAGCAACCTGTCCAGCCCGTCAACGTCGCAATCCTCCCCGAACAATCCGTGGGAAGCAGCGATGGGGTCCCTGGAGCGGGTTCTGGGCCAATTACCAACCCCCAGCCAGGCACCACAGTCTCAATCGACCCAGCTGCAGCAGCAGGTTACAACACCACTGAGTCAGCCTTCACAGGTCCAGCCATGGGCCTACCAGGCACAGCAGGCTCCGCAGACCTCCGTTACCAGCGCCTCACCGACCCAAACTTCCTCGCAGGCTTCTACGGCCAGCAGCAAAGGTCAACTAAGCGCCGCAAGTCAAGAGGTAATTAAGCAGTTCGGGGTTGAAGCCCCTGGAATCCTTAATTCCTACGCTTGTGCCCTGGAGGACATGCTGATCCAGCAGTCTCAAAAGACTGATCAGATCACTGAGCGTGCAGGTGGTATGGAGCAAATCCTTACCAACCCTGACTACCTGGCTGACTACACCGATCGCTTCTTTACTGAAGTGATTCCTGTTGACATCGACGGTGATGTTCAGACTCAGGCTCCTCAGCAGTATCAGCAGAACTACGACATGCCTGCTCCTCCGGCAGCAACTGCCGGTCAACCCCAAGCAGCGCAACCTCAGCAGCAGTGGGATGCTTTTGGTGATGCAATGAATCGCTCACCCGAGAATGCATGGCGTCATCTGGCTCAAATGAGTCCTGATGCTCTGCGTTCCAAGCTTCTGTTCATGGAAGCTTCCTGATATAGTTCGACGCCTTCACTTTCACGGTGGGTGGGTGTCGGCTCCTCAGAATGACCCCTCTCAGGAGGGGTTTTTTTCTGCTAATTTTTACATAAAGGGTGTAATTATGAAAGCTTTGAACGCAAGCGGACGCAAAGAAAGCCAAGGTAAAGCCAAAAAACCTCGTACAGGCGCTTCACCGGGTCCATCACGGCCTGTTGAGCCTAAAAACGAGCAATTTGACGAGAATGTTCAGCTCTGAGTGTCTTCTTCTTCGTTTTTAGCTTTAACAAGTTTGTTCAAAGCGATTTTTTCAGCCGAATTTAGAAGTTTTATACCTGCGTAACCACCGATGAACGCCACAGCGACTGATTCTGCTTTGGAAAACTGCATTCTGTGAGCAATGGCAGGAGCAATGAAGGTGGCGAGAAGCCATCCAACCGTCATGGCTCGTAAAAAGTGCCTTAGAAAGTACTTTTTGTTTCGCGGGTGAACAAGCGATTCAGTCACAGTACCTGCAATCGAACTACCAGCTAATTCGGCATCAACTACCAACATAGAGACTAACTTTTCGATCATTAGTCTCTAAAGGCCCGGTGCTATATCAAATATAATCCGGATTAAAGTAGAGTAAAAGCTTCAGAAAATGACTTTTGCTGCTCTTACCAACTGGAAATACGATAAATCCCTATATCACCGTATTCAATCTGGTCCTCAACACACAGGATCAAATTTAAACTTGATCGATACGTACCTGCTTACGTCAAGCGGGTATATCTGGAAAGAAGGTGAGCAACAGACATTTGTAGCACTCAGCGATCAAGGTATAAGCTTCGGAACAGTCACTCCGGGTCCGCCTAACTTATCTGGATTCTTCACAGATGCTTGGAGAGCTGTACCTACTGCAGTTTCAGGCTATTGGACTGATTACACGAATGTATACCCACATTCTTCAGGTGTTTTAGACGTTTACGACGGTTTTAGGCGTCAAGGTCTTATAAATACTGCCAACAGCACTGTACAGACGGCTTTCGGACCAGAACCTGGCCTGAAAGACATTGGACCATACATTTCTTACGGAAATAACCCACCGGATAATCAGTTTTACAGTCCTTTCGAAACTCCTGAGGGTAATTCGTCTACACAAGGCATAACTGGCGGCCCTGTTGCATATCCTTTATCTCAGTTTCCTCTTCTGACGAATCCCACACAAGGTACAACAGGATCTAGGGCAGATTGGGTTTACAACACGCCTGTCTACTGTCAGACGTGGACAGAAGCTGTCACAGCTCGCGTGCCTCCTGGTGAAACCGCTGACGGGACTAATTCAGTCGTTAGGGGTACGTATCGAGGCAGATCTACTCGGTATGTTCCAAATTACGGCGGTGTCTATGGAGTTCTTGGCGAAGGTATTAGAGGCATGATCCGCACCTTTAGTTCTACAGTCAACAGTTCAAATCAAAAAGGTATTTAACGCTAAAAACAAGACATCAGCTATGTAGTTGTAACTAACTAACAGCTAAGATAATTTTGTAGTTTCTTGCGGACATTTATCGATGTTTATCGATAATGATTTCCCCAAGATTCTTGGTGCGGAGCTTTACCGTCCCCATCCTGCCTATATCGTCGAGATGGCCGCCGAACCGGTGGTCGTTCATGACTTCTCTAAGCAGCCTGGTCAGACTGTTCAGCTCGACCGTTACCGCTTCTTCGGTAACCCCGGCTCCAAAGAATCTCGGGAACGTACGGCTGAGCAGACCATTGGTACTGCAAATAGCCGTAATATCGTGAAGGACAAGGTCCTTGTGACCTTGAAAGAGTATACCGGACCTGCAGATCCTGCTGATCCAACTCAACCTTCAACGTTCAAGATTGCTCGGGAAACTCTTATCACAGCACAGCGTTTGCTGCTGGATACGGGCAACCTGACCACTTTCCACCAGTCAATCGGCAGCCTGACCCTGCTGGACGACTATAGAAGGTGGCGCGATCGGGTGTTTATCAACGAACTCCTGAAAGCTGTCTCAAAAGGTCAGTCTTCTGATACCCAGGGCGGTTACTACTTCCCCGGCGATCTCGCGACTGGCGCTCTTACTTACAACAACGCCGAACAAGCCAAGTTCGACGTTAAGGACGACCTCCTCCGTGTGGTTAAGTCCCTGCGTAAGCGCAACACTCCGACCTACCAGGACGGTTTCTACCGCTGCGTTTGTGACCCCACTTTCCTGATGCACTTGCGTCAGAACAGTGACTTCCGTGAGGTGGCTCGCTACCCCGGCAATGGTCAAATTAACCCGCTCATGTCGGCTATGCAGCCGAACGCGAGCATCTACATGGGTCAAGGGTTCGGCCAAGCTACTTTCGTGGCTGGCGAGCCTATTATGCCGACCGGCTTCGTTTTTGAAGGCGTGCGATTCTTCGAATCCACCAACATGCCTTCCCAAACGCAAAACGCCACCATCGGTGGTGCTGCAGCTGACTACAACGCTGCAATCGGCATGTTCTTTGGTCCTCAATCTGTTGGTGTGGGCATCGGCGGCAACAACGCCCAGGTGCTTCTCAACAACAATGACGACTTCAGCCGTTTCATCATGATGATCTGGAGCCTCTATGCAGGCTTCGAGCTTCTGAACGCTGATTTCGCCACCATTGCCTACTCTTTCGACGCTTGAGGAGGTAATTAACTATGGCGATCAATCCCAATCAGCTTCACGTTGCCAAGATCTATCCTGGTAACTACACGAACGTTCTTCGTTTTTGGCACGAAACGAAGACCATCCAGTATGAAAACGCCAACGGCGTTGATACAAACCTGACTGGACAGCCTGTCGGCGGTCCTGTTGGTGTTGTCTTCCAGCCTGGATGGATTGCACAACAGGCTGTTGGCTATGTCGACTTGAGCTACCAGGCTCTCGGCACCAACAATCAGCTGGCTTACTACACCAAGCCTTACGGCTCTGGTCAGAACTCCGCTGAGCAGCCTTTCCTGAACGCAAATGTCATCGTTCCGTCCCCCGACTTCCACAAGGATGTCCGGGCCGACATCACCGACGGCATCGCAGTTCCCGCTTCCGCCTACGTTTATCGCGCTTCCCTGCGCTTAAGCGGCGGCGACATCGTGAGCAGCGGCGTTGCAGGTGCTGACGCTACCCCTGAACTGACCCTCGTTCCCGCTGTGGGCGTTGGTCTTAAGGATGACGGCACTGTCGTCTCCGGTCAGTTCGGTGCAACCATCACTGGTGCTAACAGCGCCATTGCCAATGGCAGCACTGCTTCCACAAACATCTTCGATTCCAGCAGCTGGGCTGCACTTGGATCCGAGACCACCTGGAAGCTGTTCACCACAACTGACTTGGGCGGTGCTGCCGCTTCCGGTCTGGCACAAGGCTCCGGTGTCTATGACCCCCGTGCCGGTGTCAACAAACTTGCTGGTGATGACAAGGCTCTCGCAATCTGCGAAGTCTGCTGGATCATTCCCGATGAGCCGCCCGAGCGTCAGGACGTTGCCCTGCAGCCCGACGGACTTACCGAGTCTCAGGTCTACACCTCTACCTCTCCTTCCTGATAAGATCAGAGGGAACACGGACAAGACCTTTCCTTCGGGAGGGGTCTTTTTTTTGTTTTAATTAACCTACCGTGCGTTACAAAAGATATAAGTAATCTAAAATATTTAAGACATATAAATAACACTATGCCTGATCTGTCTGATATGTCGATCAAGAGCAAACAGTGTCAGAAGTGTGGAGCCACTTGGATAAATGGACAGCTTTATTGGTCTACGGGAAAACCAGGAAAAGATATAGATTTAGCTGGATTAGTCTGTAATACTGCCAAATCGCCTCAATGTCTCAACCCTCTCAAAGGAAAAACCGGTGGCGACACCTGGGCAAAGAGATTAGACGAGTTAGATAAACTTTCGTATCGTATGGATCAAGAACACGATATCCGGTGGGATTGAAATTAGAACCGAGGCATAATCAAACCGCTAGGTCTCGGTATATCAATCTGTCTCTTGAATCCACCTGGATGACCGGCAGCTTCCAAGATTTCTTCTGTGGGCTTGTGTCGTCCACCGTATGCGGCTAAGCGCAGATAGTGCTCAATGTTTAGAGCTGGCGCTTTTGTGAAAGCGTCATTAACAGCTTTGGGTCCTTTTGGAGCTCCAAAATCTTCTCCAAGAACCCCGGCTAGTTCCATGAATGCTGGGATAGCATCAGCGCCGCCAGTCAGTCCTGAAGCTACAAGACCTCCGCCGCCGACAAACGCTGCGTTTTTTAATTTTTGAATGATATCTTTTTCTTGCGGGTTAGCAAGTTCTAAACCCACATTGATGATGTCCCCGGCAAAAGGGAGTTTACTGAGAAATTTTCTAAATTTGCCCCCGCCCGCCATACGTATGGGTTGTCCCATTTTCTTTTTTCGATAATTACCATTCTAACTTATTCTGGTTTAAGCTTGTGCTCGTATAGTGACTGCCATGTCTACGAAAATTTACGGCCCTAGCGGCATCAAAGTCACCGTCTTATCGATTCACGATGAGGGTGAGTACATGATGGTTCAATCTGACACAAGCGGTAAAGTCTTTTACGCTCACAAAGATCAAATCCAGGAGCTTGTTGCTGTTGAAGGCGGTTCCGACGAAGGTCCTGCTCGCACTCGCCGCAACCGGAGAAAAGTTACATCTACTAAAAAAGAGCCGATTGTGGTCAAACCTCAGGTGCCTACGGACAACCGGGTGAACCTTAATACCTTGACAGCAGAAGGACTCACTCAAGTTCTTCCTGGAGTCGGTATCAAAACCGCAAAAGAGATTATTGAGTTGAAGATGGGTTTGCCTGGAGAACGATTCAGTAAACTGGATCAATTGAAGGCAGTAAAAAGGATCGACTGGGACGAAGTCTTTTCGACCGGTGAAGTTTACGTAGAATAAAGCTATATGTCTGTTAGATCGTGGCTCAATTAACGCAAAGTGAACTCGAGCAGATTCAAAGTTATCTAGCTCAACAAGGTGTCACATTTAACGCCACGTCTACCGATGCTTCGAAGCGTGAAGTAATTTATGCGGCGATCAATCAGATCACGCGCAACCCTGCACAGGTTTTTGGATATAAGCTTGATGACTATAACTTTAGCCGTGTCGCTTATCACCTTGCTTATAACATCGCCACTGTTCCCGCTGGAGATTACGCCAGGTTAGTGGAAGCTTGCAATAGCATTCCTAGTGAGTTTTATAACGACAAAATTGTTCAGCAGATTGAGCGTTGTGAAGAAGCTGAAAGATTCACTGAGTTAGCTGACGGTAGGGCCACAAGCAGACAAGAAACGATTTTAGGAGACGTCAGTCGTTCTATTAACATCCAAGATAAAAGAGAAACTGCAAGAATTTGGAGAGAAAACTATATGTATGAATGCGATCGGTTGGCCCAGATGCTTTACGTTGCAAACTATAGAGACCCCGTGGCGTCGCGTTACCGCTTCGAAAGATCAGGCGGTGAGTTCATTCAGGCAATACCTGGACCTCCTGATGTATCACGATCTGATCGTCTATATTTCCAAGCAAATTGGCGCTAAACTAAATTTATCTAGCGTTAGATTTTGTTGTGTCTAGAGCTCAGGGGATTTCAGCATTATTACGCATGGGCGAAAGTAACGCCCGTGTTTTTTTAGAGGGTCTAAATCAAATGTTAGGCAAGCAGGGCACACGCCAGCTGCTTGAGTCTGTAGCGCCTCCAAGAAGTCCTCTCCAAGACGCGATGCGACAGCAAGGCGGTATCCGCATGGGCGTCAGGGAACTCCCTCAAACGCCACGACGAGCGCCTGAACCTGAGTTCACTGGACCAGCTCCTCGTCCTGAGCCTGTTGAAGTCCCAATGCCGAGTGCTCGCCCCATGGGCAGCAGGCCAGAGTACACCGTTAGACGTGGTGACCCCACCGCTCGACAGGATGTTCCCCCAGCTCCGAGTGCCGCAGAACCTTTTGAAGCAGGAAATCAGCTTCGTATTCCCTTTACCCAACCGGGCAGAGGTGGGCAAATGTATAGCCCAAGTAGAAGCTCTCAAAGTGCAGAAGCTGTTGCAGGCTCGATGCGTCAGAGTGTCGGAGATGTGAGTGATGCTCCTGACTTTCCTAGATTCAGAGGTTCTGAAGGTCAACGCGCATTAGATCTAGAGCCAAGCGTGACTCGGGAGATGATGCAGCAAATGTCTCCTGGTGTTTCACGAGCTCCTCAAGTTCCGTCACCAATGGCCTTACCGCAAACAATGCGCTCTGCAGGTGTCAACCAAGTGGATCTCAGCAATCCAATGGTTAGAGCTGCCATTTTCTCAGCAGGCATTGGAGCTCTGAGTCCTTTGATGATGCAAGGACAAGATCCGGCAGTTCCCACTCCTATGGATAGTGGTGCTGATTTACCTGAGTCAATTGAGGAAGGAGCAGCTACTGGTTCTGTGGCTGCGACGGGAGAAACTGATCCTATTCGATTGGAAGTACAACAGTTTGTAGAACAGCAACCTATGGGTCCAGAAGCTGCAGCTGTAGATGAGTCGATCAGTCGTGCTACGACTGCGATGCAACAAAGTCCTGGAGAAGCAGGAGCAAGAGCACGCGCCATGGCTCCGCGCGATCCTTCTAGTTACTCAAACATCGCTGACTACTACGCCGACCGCAAACGGTTTGTCGACGCAATGAAAGGCGGTGAGTTTACGGAGAAGATGAAAGGAGCTGTTGCTGAGGCAACTCCCTCGATGTCAGAAGCAGACATCGCTGCTTTTGTCGCTTCAAACCCCACGCTTGCTTATGAACTGATGATGCGTGGTCAGAGTCAGCGCCCCAATCCCATGATGAGTGAACAGACCGGTGAATCCATCACCACTCAAACTGTTGGAAGCGCACTTGGTGACGACAATCTTGCAAACGCTACAGGCCAAGCCTTGGCTGCAGCAGCAAATGTCTCCACGGAGCAGATGGAGGGAACCTTAGAAGGTGCAGCTCAAGCTCAACAAAACAATGAGATTATTGATGCAGCTCGACCGATTCTTCGCCCTCAGCTACAGCGGACTGAAGAGTTTGTGGATGAGCAGTTCAGGCCCCGGATGGCTGGCTCTACTGGTTTCTTCAGACAAATGGGTCAGTGATTTTATTAGTCTTGAATTAAACTACAAACAATTAGGAGTTTAAAGTGGCATCGACCTCTACAAACAAACAACCAATGATGGTCGATCGCCCCTTTCTAAGGGGTGCAAAGATCACCAGTGCAACTCCCACTGTTGACGCTGTAAATACTCAGTTTGCGAATTTAATCCAACTGGTGCGAGTCGGCGACGTACCTTCTGAGGACGCTGCGATAGTCGAAGATATTTTTGTTGTTTCAAACGAAGGCTACCCTGATGACGGTGGAGTTAGAGCTGCTGCTTTTGGTCTGTATGTTTATCTGCCTAATCAGGCAGCCCCTGCTACAGCAGCCTCAATTTTGCTTAATAAATTCACGGTTGGATTATCAGGGTCTACAGAAGGCTTAATTCAACGGGTTGAACTTCCTAAAACCATTGCGCCTACCCCACAGGTTGGAGACACTGCTTTGACTCGACCTATTGAGCTCGGTGGAGCCGAAGCTCTTTACCTGGAAAAAGGCTATGTCCTGGGTGTTGGCTATCTAGGTGATTCAGCCTTGGCAGTCTCTGGTGGGCTAAGTCCTTCTGGTGTTTCTTTCTGGGCGCAAGGTGGCTTCTATTGATTCGTGAGCAAACGACGTAAAGGCTCTGATTTTTTCGGGTGGGATAACCACGCGCCTAAGAGTACAAGCTTTGCGTTTAACAAAGTAAAAGGTTCAAACACTGAACGGTCTTTGAACAGACCGATGCCTTGGCATGAAAAATTTAGACCTGAGGTAAACCTAAAAGACTTCAGCATTCTCTACGACTACAACTACGCATCCATGTGGACGCGCTGGAGAAGAGGATACGAACTTTTTATGTATACAAACCAGGCTTTGGTTGGTTTGAATTACACGTTCAGATACGCCATGAACGGGCAAGCCGGTTCTGGAGGAACCGAAATTCCGGGGCTGATGTATATGTACCCGTCCACAGAGCAGGACATGGGTATGAGGATGGTGGTGATAAGACCAAGAGACAGCATAAATCTTCTTGACTTAGGTCTTTCGATCAAAAGTGTTTTTAACTTTGACTTACTTAACAAAGTTATAGGCGTCGAACTCAGTAGCAACTTTGGTCCTCCGGTTTCAGATATGACCGGTGAGCTTGTTTCAGATCGATTCCAAGCAGACGGTACGCCAAAAACAACTTATGGAAATTACACAGTGGTCGCTGTGGGAACCAAGGCTGGCGGTCCTCAGGTTCCGACAGGGGCGGCTGATCTGGATACGTTGTTTCTTTCAGTCAGCGAGGAAAAAAGTTTCACCACGATCGAGGATAAGTCATTTGCTAGTCCAGCTTTTGGAAACCCTCAAGTAGGAGAATTTTTATCAACCGCAATGAGGTTTGGGTGCAATTGCCCAGACTATTTAAATCGGGAAGATTTTAATCTTTATAAATACGCTCAAAAGAAAACTTATCCATACACCGGCACTCAGGATCTGAAGCCTGGTACATACGACGCCGGTACAAATACATTTGATGGTGAGCGTCCTGTTGACACTCGAGATTTTCCTGGATTCGTAAGAGACTTTGGTTTTCTTTATACAAAAAATCTGTTTTTAGGTCCAGCTACTGGAGGAGACGGACCAGGCACGTCTTACTCCGATCCAAACTTGCTGTTCTTCCAGCCAAAATTTTGTAAGCACATCTACGCATCGTGGTGGGATATGCAGAACAGGTTTGAAAACTATAAATATTTGGATGCATTTTTACAGCAGCCAACAGATGAGCCTATGGACGGAAGGTATCGAGAATATTTTGAAATTCAACTAGGCAAACAAACTCGTTTCTTACAGACAGCTAGAAGTTTGAATTGGTGGGAGGCTTATTCTCCTGCAAGAGACACAGTTCCTGATCATGTTCTTTACTCGGACATGAACCCAACCATGGTCAAAGTCTTAAACTTTGACACGCTTGCTTCAGGTGTTTCGGTGCCTCTTGTGCCGAGTGGATTTGTGATGTTTGACATCGATGAATTCAATCCTCTTCAGCCTGTCCCACCTGAAAACAGACCAATCATCGATGGAGGTCAATACTTTAATGGCTCTCCTAGTGGTGTCAGTGGCACGATTATTTATGATGGAGGCACTTATCTAAACGGTGCGCCACTTCCTCCGCTGTTTAGCCCGATTATCAATGGGGGTACGTACTAAATGACAACCACACCAGTAACTCTTCTTTCTAAAAGATCTGGTAATACATCTGATCGACCTTTAGATACAACTGTCCAGGCAGGAGAGCTAGCGATTAACTTTGCTGCCGCCGAAAACGGCCTTTACTTCAAAGACTCTGTTGGTGATATTCGTAAAGTAACCGGTGTCCACTATGGAACAACTGCTCCCAATAGCAGTCCGGCAGGCGCAACAGGTAATTCTGTAGGCGAGCTGTGGTTAGAAGACGGAACAAATCATTTTCTTAGGGTATGGGACGGTTCTGCATTCATCAAAATCGGCGCTGCTTTTGCTGACGCAGCTGGAACAGCGACAGTATCTATCGCATCAGGTGCGATCGTTGCAAATAGCGCCTTAGTAGCTTCCGGTGCATTTGGTGCAGTCGTTGCCTCGGGTGCATTAGGCACTCCCATAGCTTCAGGAGCTTTACTTGCTTCCGGTGCTCTTGCTCTCGAAGTAGCTGTAATCAGTGGAGCTTTTCCAGCCGTGCCTGCTTCAGGTGTATTTGGGTATCGAGTAGATCCGCCTAGCGGCCTTTATTTATCTTTTGGTGGAGGTTGGGTGCCTGTTTCTTGATTGATATCGGACTATCTCAGGGTCGCTTTGATTTTGCCAGCGTATTGGAAAAGGTTTCCGATAACTTCCGCAAGACACGCTTCAATGTCCGGAGCACCAACTTCACGCGCAACGTCATAGAGATCTTTCGCTTTGAAACCACAGTCCTCGAGGTTTCGCACATAAGTAACCAAGCTATCCCGTGACTCATAGCTTTTTACATTCTTGAAGTTCTTGTAAGCACCCATCAAACCCTTTTCGCACATGGGTAAGAGGTAATCCATGCTACGAACTTTTTCTGCTATGTGATTGAAATCACATAGGTGTCTTTTGTACTGCTCCTCTAAAAACTCACTCATCCCGAGTGAATTAGCTCCCTCAAGGTTCAGCGAAAGCAAGTTTGCTTGAATGTTCAAGTGATACAAATAAGAGGCCAGTTCGACCATCCCAAAGATGAGATTGTCGACGCTGACCTCTTTTGTGATGATGACTTCTTCTTTTACTATTTCACCAGTCGGTGCTACAGCAGCACCGGTAAGCATCTGTTGAATATTTGAAGAAGTCATTTACCTCAAAACGAGCAAGTGCCCGTAGTACATGTGGGAGTTTCTTCCCCTACTGTAGCTTCTGCGGTTTCGACAGATTCGATTTGTGCTTCGCTTTTAAGAAAATCTTGGAGTGCGTCCTTGTCGACTCTGAAGAGTGACTTGGCACCGTTAGGTTGAAGGTTGACGTAGGTGTGCTTAGGCCAGCCACCGGGCTGACGGGATTCGGTCAGAGAGATGCGCTTACGAACGAAACCAGCAGAGCAATTCAGAAGCTCGGCAGTCTGTGCAATTGTGAGAAGGTTCTGAGATGCCATGCAATTAAAGATGTTTGTGGGCTGCAACAGCAAAAGATTAGCAGGAATATCTGAGTGTGCATGAGGAAAAGGCAGCGTAATTTTGTCTTAATGTTTTATGGGCGTTATGATATATCAAGAAGATCTTGACGGTATCCAATGGCACAAGTTCGGGTCGCTGGTGAAGTCTTTTCAGGCTATAACAAGCCGAAACGGGACAAACAAAGCGGCAAAGAGTTCTCCGTAGCCGCTAAAGAAGGTGACAAGGTAAGACTCGTAAGGTTTGGGGACCCGAACATGAAAAACAGAAGTGACGATCCAGAGCGTCGCAAAAATTTCAGGGCTCGTCACAACTGCGATGAAAAAAAATCAAAACTGACTCCCGGCTATTGGTCATGCAAGAACTGGTGAGCACCTAGTTACACGGTGTATTCATTAGTTTTTAACTTAGACTGGGCAAAGCAGCTCGCTAGTGATGAATTCATCTGAGCACATCAGTGTTGGTCTGACTCTGGAAGACGAATTCACCCTGACCCGCATCAAAAACGATGCTCACGAACTCAGAGGAAAAGAACGAGATCAGTATTTATGGAACAGGATCGTCAGATTAATCTGCCGAGAAAGAGCTTATAAATACGTTGTCGATGAACTTGGTGTAGTTGTAGACCCTAATATAGGAGTGTTTGAGGAGCTGGAAGATTGAAACTTTATTCCTTACTAGCTTCACTGTTATTCGCTTTTCCTCTTGGTGCTATGGCTAACTCTCTTCCGGTAGAACAAATCAGAGAGCTTGCTATAAAAGCAGGTTTCGCTCCGGCAGACGCAAGCACGATGGCTGCCATCTGTAAGTCAGAATCGGGAGGTAGACCAGGTGCTCATAACTCCACATATCCTGACGACTCATACGGACTGTGCCAAATAAACATGCTGGATGAACCAGGCTACAAGCTTGGTGAGGAGAGGAGGCAGAGATTCGGTATCGGATCTAATGAAGATTTGAAAGATCCCCTGACAAATCTCAAAGCCGCCAAACAAGTTTTTGATAGTCAAGGTTTTGGAGCGTGGTCAGACTTCAAAAACGAAAGATATTTAAAGCACTTACCTGCTGCTCAAATGCAATACGACAGCTCAAGCTCGAACCAGAGTTCAAATTTAGATGAAGCAAAAGCTGGAAATGAAGAGGCAAAAACTCGATTGCGCTTAGCAAAACTGTCAGATGATCTGACGGCTTCGAGTCAGGGTCCGATCCGAATTGAAGTTCAACCCTACCAAGAAGAGCAGCCCCAAGCTGACGAACCTAAAGCTCAGCCCCCAACTAACGAACCTAAAGCAGAAGACAAACCAAAGGGTGAGGTCGGTAAAGACTCACAACCAGTAAAAGCAGAGACAAAAGATTCTGAGAAAGACATTGAACTTTTAAAATCTTTGTTTGCTATGCAAATGAAGCAACAGCAAGCCGCCTCCGAAGCAGCTCTCTTAAAATCGTTTATGGATCGAACGAAATCCAGCGTGGCTAATGCCATCGGCAATTACCAGATGGGTAAATCAGTTCTCTGAAACGGTATACTGATAAAAGATACTTAGTTTGCCGACGGGTAAATGTCCAGTTCTTATCTGCCAGATTTTAATTTTTCTACCGGTATCAGTCTGCCTGGCTTTGGTAGTAA